CACCAGTGGTGCGTACTTTGACCGGAGGTGGGATCCAGTGTACGCAAAAAAACTAACAATCAACAAGGGTGTCGACAATGTGATCCTGTTTGAGTTTGTAAATCAAGATCAAAAGCCAGTGAATATCACTGGCAGCACTTTTGTATTCAGACTGATCAATCTCGAAGGCGATGTGCAACTAATCAGCAAAGAAATGGTCATTCTCAGTGCGCCATTTGGTCGTGCCAAAGTCACCTTGACCGCAGCAGAAACAACAGAGTTCCCAACACAGGAAGCCAGCTACAGTATAGATCGTACGTCTGGCAACCTTAACGAAGCAGTGTTTGTGGATGCACAAGCACAAGCCCGCGCAGATGTCAGCATACAAGATTCAGTGCTGCCAGAATTTGTGCCCAGCCAGACTGTGACTATTCCCACCATATACGGTCCGGAAGTGTATATGAATCCTGTAAATGCAGGAAACTATCCAGACTGGGCGTTAAATCCGCCAACCGCAGGAAATGTAAACCCCAATCCTCAACGCTACACCAGCCAAGTTCCAACCAATGGTTCTAGCTTGACCACATTCCAATTGACCATGGATCACTTTACAGGGAATGTTAAAGCTCAGGCAGCTGAAAACTACGAAGCATTGTGGTTTGATGTGGGCAACTTGAACATTTACTACAACAAAACTGGATCAGAATACATCAACGTATTGGGCTATCATCCATTGTTACGATTGGCAATTGACAGTTATTCAGGCGCAACCATCGTGTCGCCAGCCACTGCAAATGCTCAAGCAGCCAATGGTGTAGTAACTGGTATCACCATTCTCAACTCAGGGTCAGGGTACTTGGCTCCTCCTAAAGTGACTATTATTGGATTGGGTGCCGGTGCAGAGGCAGAAGCAGAAATTACTGGTGGCATAGTGTCTGCCATAAATGTTATTAATGGCGGTCAAGGATACACGCCAGGGCCTGCAACACCTAATACCCCTGCATCAGTTACAATTTCAACTGGTGCTATTACCAATATAATTTATAGATGAAATTTAAAAAAATTGTAGGGTTTGGTGACTCATGGATGTATGGAGATGAGTTACTGGATCCTGAATTGAGTCGTCAACACAAAGACGCACACACTTGTTGGCATCAAAACGATCCATACAGAACCACACACAACTTCTTGGGACTGCTAGGTCGACACTATAGTGTGCCCACAGAAAACTTCGGTGTGCCTGGTGGATCAATGCAAAGTTCCATTTGGACTTTTCTTTGGTGGTTGGATCACGAACCACATCCTGAAGAATGCCTGGTGTTAGTTGGACACACTGACTCTGATCGACTGACGCATTACAATCCCAATCATGTGAGTTTTGGTAACGATCCGCCGTGGAACAAGTTTATACACAGTACCTGGGTTGAATATGGATCTAGTGTGGTGCCAGAGCCATTCAGAGACATGATCAAACGGCAGTTGGTACTAACCAATTGCTCTGAATTGGCCAGACTCAACTATCAACAAACTGTGCTATTTTTTGATGGTGTGGCTGGACGCAAAAACATACCACTCATGCAATTTCACATCATGCCCGCAGATGTTGAAATGGATTTGCCTACCATAATATGGCCTGGATTTTCAACCACAATGTGGTTTAGAGACATGCCCGGCAACCAGCGTAGGGAAATGATCATGCCAGGCGGCCATCCCAACGAAGATGGGCACGTTTTGGTAGCAGACAAGTTGATTTCTACAATAGATTCTGCTACAATGTAGCAATGCTTGACATCCTTGCGTATCTACCTGCAAAAAGAAAACCCACACCGTCAGGTTGGTTGAGTTTCAATGCGGTTTGTTGTCAGCACAACGGCAGCACACGAGACACAAGAGGTCGTGCCGGGCTCAAAGCCACCGAAGCAGGATGGAGTTATCACTGCTTTAACTGTTCATACACAGCCAGTTTTATCATGGGCAGAACTCTAAGTGTCAAAGCTCGCAGACTGCTGGGCTGGATGGGTGTGCCAGACAACGAAATTGAAATGCTCAATCTTGAAAGTCTGCGTCATCGTAGCATACATGGTATACTGGAAGATAGACAACAGGCGTGGAATCACTTGGCTGGCATTACATTTGAAGAACGAGATTTACCACCCTTTGCTGAATTGCTAACACCTGAACACCCGATGCATTGGGATTATGTGCAGGGCAGATGTGTGCCCGAAGACTTTCCCATGATGGTACAGACACAAAATGATGGCGTTCATTGGACACGCCCGCATGTGGTTGTACCATTCACATACGAAAATAAAATTGTAGGTTACACCTGCAGATTTTTAGACAATCGTCAACCCAAGTTTATTTCAGACAGCCAACTAGGCTATGTGTTTGGAACAGACTTACAGCATAAGGACTGGACCAATGTGATTGTGACAGAAGGCATCTTTGATGCACTGTCAATCGGTGGTGTAGCAGTCATGCACAATACTGTAAGTGATGCACAAGCTCGACTGATACGTAACCTGAGTCGAGATATAACTGTAGTACCTGATCAAGATCTAGCAGGCATGGAACTGGTGGATCGTGCTGTAGAACTGGGATGGGCGGTAAGTATACCCGAGTGGCCAGAAGGATGTAAAGATGTTAACGATGCTGTGATTGTGCTAGGGCGTGTTGGCACCTTGCTAACTATTATGGCAGCCAGAGAAACCAGTAAAATTAAAATAGAACTAAGGAAGAAACAACTTGTTAAAAGACTACGCTAGTGATTCTTTTTGTCCATATTATAACCAAGGGCTGTTTATTGGAAGTACTAGTCAGGCTGACACTCAGATTTCTATGTGTTGTTGGCAAAGCAAACAGCCTGTTAAAAAAGTGATGTTTGATCATGACTATTTGCAACTAATCAGGCGACAATCTCAAGACCAAATTCCTGATAAGTGCTCACCATATTGTAAAATATCGGGCCATATTGCTAACGAAAGAGAACGAACACAAAATGAAACAATTTGGGACAACTCTGGAATAAAAATTAAAAAATTGCATCTTGAACAAAGTTTAATTTGCAATCTAACATGCATATCTTGTAGTCCTCGATATAGTAGTTCTTGGAACTCACACTATCATTTGTTTGATAAAACAGCGCCTTTGATAAGATTAAAAAAAAATCCTCAATCAGTATGGCAACAGCTGGATCTAGCCGAACTTAACCAAGTGCATTTTACTGGTGGGGAACCCTTGCTCAATCCTGACAATAAAAAAATACTAAGTCATCTCAAAGATATCGGCCGCTTGTCCCACATCAGTTTAACATACAATACAAACGGAACTATATTACCCGATCAGGAATTGATAGATTTATGGGCACAGGCAAAATGGGTACGATTGTTTTTTAGTCTTGATGGTATCGGGTCCACATTTGAGTACACTAGGTTTCCAGCTAATTGGAATCAGACACAACAAAATATTCAATGGTTTAGAAATTTAAAAGGGCCATGTATTTTGATTGAAATTAATGCCATAGTGGGAATACATAATATTTTTAATATGCCTGATTTTTTTAAATGGTGGAAAAATAACTGTCAGACCGGAAATCAAGGAGATTCTAGTCAAATATTTGTACGTGCTATTGAACCATCATCATATGGTGGAGAAGTTTTATCACTTAAAAATTTCCCTAGTATATTGTATGATTCTGCTGAAAGTGTGTTACAATCTGTTATAGAGTTACCAGGTGCCGCAGGCCTCATATCAAAACTGGGGTCGTCTCAATCCATTGAGTGGATTGATTATTTTGAAAAATTAGATAAACTAAGAAAAACAAATTGGAGAACAAGTCTCCAGGGACCGATTGTACAATGTTAAAAGAATACGGACTTGACGTCCAGCGCCTATTTCTAGAGATGATGTTGGAGGACGCACAGAGCTATGTGCGTGTTCAAAACATCTACAACCCGCAAAACTTTGACAAGAGTTTGAGACCTGCGGCTGAGTTCATTAAAGAACATTCGGAAAAGCACAAGACCCTGCCAGACCGCATGCAGATTTCAGCTACCACTGGTGTTAAATTACAGGCTGTGCCAGATCTAAACGAAGGACACTTTGACTGGTTCATGGGCGAGTTTGAAGCATTTACTCGGCGCCAGGAACTAGAGCGTGCTATTTTAAAAGCCGCAGACTTGTTGGAAAAAGGTGAATATGATCCTGTTGAAAAGCTGATCAAGGATGCTGTGCAGATATCACTTACTAAAGACATGGGCACAGACTACTTTGCTGATCCTAAGGCTCGCATTGAGAAATACTTCAACTCAGGTGGGCAAGTAAGCACAGGTTGGCCGCAACTGGATCGACTGTTGTATGGTGGATTCAGTCGTGGTGAACTCAACATCTTTGCCGGTGGGTCTGGATCAGGCAAGAGCTTGGTCATGATGAACATTGCACTGAACTGGCTACAGCAAGGGCTCAGCGGTGTGTATATCACACTAGAACTGAGTGAAGAACTTACGTCATTGCGTACTGACGCCATGTTAACCAACATGAGCACCAAAGACATTCGCAAGGACATAGACACTACAGAGCTCAAGGTCAAGCTGGTATCCAAGAAGTCAGGCAACTATCAAGTGAAAGGCCTGCCAGCACAATCAAACATTAACGACATCCGTGCTTATTTGAAAGAGTATCAAATTCAAACTGGCAAGCGTGTGGACTTTGTGATGATTGACTATTTGGACTTGCTCATGCCAGTGAGTGCAAAGGTCAGCCCCAACGACTTGTTTGTGAAGGACAAGTATGTTTCAGAAGAACTGCGCAACTTGGCCAAAGAGTTGGGTATCTTGATGGTAACTGCGAGTCAGTTAAATCGTTCAGCTGTGGAAGAAATTGAATTTGATCACTCGCATATATCGGGTGGTATCAGTAAAATTAACACAGCAGATAATGTGTTTGGTATCTTTACAAGTCGTGCTATGAAAGAGCGTGGCAAGTATCAGATCCAGTGTATGAAGTCTCGAAGCTCGACCGGCGTTGGTCAAAAAATTGATTTGGAGTATAACATTGAAACCATGCGCATTACTGATGAAGGCGGGGATGACAACGAAAACGGGTTTAGCAAAAAGCCCAGCACAAGTATCATGGATAGTATCAAAGCAAAAAGTCAAGTTAGTGCAGCCGCAGCAGATGATGCTAAATCTGTACCTTGGGAGCGACCACAAGCCAAAGAAGGGTTTGAGCTAGAAGCACCCAAGGTCACAGCCGATGTGCAAAGCGCCAAGCTCAAACAATTGTTGGGTAAGATCAAAACGTCATGATTAACAAAGACGTTTACTGTTCAATGATCCATGGGGGATTACACTTAAATTTTAAATCACATAGTCCCTATGCCCAACACTGTTGTTTGAGAAAAACAGAATTTCCAATTGATAGCAAACGCAATCTTTGGGATCACGATGATTTTTTACTTTTACGGGAAAAAAATAAAACCAATCAATGGGATTCAGGATGCAGCAATTGCCAGAGGTTAGAGCAAAGCGGTCATGAGAGTCTAAGAACTGGAATGAATAACGGACTTAAAATCACAGGTAAAACTGAGCTTTCGGGGCCAGCGCGAATTGACTTAATGTTTGACATTAGTTGTAATTTAGCTTGCCGAACCTGTGGACCACATTACAGTACTTTTTGGCAAAAACATCTTAAAGAGCACGGTCTCCAGCAAGAGCCAATTTTCAGTCCACGACACAGTACTCAAGTTATTCAAAGTTTACAGCAGTTAGATTTGTCAAATTTGCAACAAGTAGTATTCTGCGGTGGTGAAACCATGTTAGGACAATCCTACTGGGATGTTGCTGAATGGTTAGCTGACAATGTTCCTGATGCCAAAAAACAACTCACGGTGTGTTTTCAAACCAATGGCACACAACCAATTGTTCCAAAGAATATCAGTATCATTGAAAAATTACATCTTGTTAAATTACATATTAGTCTTGACGGTATTGAAGAAAAGTTTGAATATCTACGATGGCCGGCTACGTGGCAACAAGTTATCGACAACATACTGCAAATCAAACAAACTGCTCCAAGCAATGTAATGTTCCTAGTAGAAGAAACAGTTAGCATATTCAATTTATGGTATACCGACGAGTTAACACAATGGGTGCAACAAAACTTTATCACTAACAGAGAAGGTGATGTAGTCAATCATACCAAGCATTTGGCATTTGGAGATTTTTCAGTGTCACAATGTTCAACTGAATATGTAGCAGCCATGAAAGACAAAAACGATCAACACCTCATACCGTCAAATTGGAATGAAAATCCCGCACAAATTCGCAGTATGATTCAATTGATTAAACAGTACGATCAGTTGAGAAATCAATCATTTGAAAAAATATTTCCCCACTTAGGGCACTTTTATGCTAGATTTTTATAAAAAAATTATAGGTAGGTAGTGGGAAATATGTTTTTTTATTCCTGACTTCTATGTACAAATTAAAATAAATAACTCAAAGGCCCTTGAGCAGATGCAAAAACGCACCCGTGGTATATTAGAAGAACTAGACGCAATGTATATTGAGCGCGATCGCCATCTGGTGATTGAAAGTCGTGCCAGTAATATTATTGCCAGTGCTATCAACTTGCTGGAACAAATTGACGCTACATTTCCTCCGGAACAGGCAGAAAATTTAACTCGCAAATTGCTAAATGCTATTCGCACTAGAGATGCGGGCCGCTTTGAAAGAACAGTAAGGCGTACCCATGCAGATTCATGAAATCACAAGAAAACAACTGAACGAACTTGATCTGGCCGGATCTGGCGGCCTGTGGTCAAACATCAAAACTGCCGGCAAGGCAATGATGCAACCAGGCGGAGTAAAAGATGCACTTAAAACAGTGACCCCAGGATTTGGTCAAGGTGCCACCAACACTGCGGCGCTGACACAAAGTGATTTTGCTCAGAGAATGCAAGGTGTTAAAAACGACTCTGCCATGAAACAAGTAGCAGCAAATATGCAGGCTCAATGGGAAAAAGCTCGTGCGCAAGTCAGTCAACCCTCTGCAACACCTGCGCCTACTGTCAATCAACCGGCACAACCAGCAGCTGGCGCAACGGCAATGGGACAAATGGCAGGCCAGTTGGCCAAAGGTGCGGCAGCACAACCAAGTACTATGGCCAATGCTCCTGTTAGCAAAACAAACACAGCTAAACCAGTAGCGCCGGTACCAGCAGGTACTGCAATGCCTACAAAACCATACCAGGTGCCCGGTGC